ATTGATATCTAATCTGTGGGCTCCGGTACAATTACTGTAGCTTCAGACGAGATTTTTACTCTCTCAAGGTCAGGAAGTAGTGGAACAGTTGAGCTTAAAAAAGCAGATGTTTTAGTTGCGACTTTTACAAATGCAAACACAAGCGACCCGCTGCGACTGTTTTACTGGAATCGGGAGCAATCTTCCTCCTCTACAGACCCGGTACTAAAAGAAATTAAGGTTACAGGAGCAATCTGACATGGTCGCAACACGCAACATTACCGATCTAAATGCGCTCGTCACGCCAGACGTTGACGACATCATGCTGATCGTCGAAAAACTCAGTGCGACCAGTACAGAAGCCAAGCAGATTACTTGGGGCAATGTCCAGGAAGCTATTCAAGATATTTGCGCCGCTCTGGCTACTTCTTCTGCGACAGTTACTTTTACTTATGACGATGTAAACGGGACACTGACAGCAGAGGTCCCTAATAATACAAGCATCCAGAAGACTAAATTTGCTGACGGTTCGAGCACAGCTATCCGTCAAGAAGCGAAATTTCTGAATGGTCCCGGTATTAATGTAGTTCTTACCGACGACACTACATATGACTGTGCCAGTTTCACTGTCAACAACACTGGTATTGTCGATTCAACTACAAAAACTGTTCCAGGAACATCTTATAGCTTCCTTTCAGGTGTCGTAACACAAGCTAATGGCAGTAAAAACTTAGAATTCAAAGCTCTAAAAGCTGGTTCTTCTGCAATCAGCGTTTCCCCTACCGATTCCGGTTCTTCGTTAACCATTGATATTGACCCTGGTCAAATCAGCATTAACCAACTAGACAGCACGAATCCACTGACTGTCGCTTTGGGTGGAACTGGTGCAACCGCAGCAAATGTAGCTCGAAATAATCTAGGTGCAGCCAAGAATGGTGCTAACTCTGATATCAGCAGCATCAGTGGTCTCACTACTGCACTTTCTGTCAGCCAGGGCGGCACTGGTGACTCGACTGCGAATGGTGCCCTTAAGAACCTATTCGGCTTGAACTCTTGCGTTGGCGTGGGTGCCTCTGGTGAGCAAGTCGTCTTTCAAACTTCAACGCTTGTTGGTGGCTCATTCAGAGCGGAGTTCAAGGGGATTAAACCCGATGGTAATAACTTCATCACGGTCGTAACTGATGGGTCTGATATTGCTTTAGGTGCCAATCCCAACAATGTGTTTGATGGCATCTCCGGTGTCCGTAACGCTAACAGTGCTCGGATTACTAATGCCGGAGCCCCCGTCAACTCAGACGATTTGGCTACAAAGGGCTACGTCGATTCACAAACTACGGGCCTTGATGTTAAGGGTTCTGTTCGTGCTGCTACTCAAGCCAATGTAGCCGGAACGTACTCATCAGGGGCACAACAGCTCACGGCTAATTCCAATGGTGCCATTGTTGTAGATACGGTTTCTCTAAACCTTGGAGATCGGGTTCTTGTTCACCTGCAAACCACCGGTAGTCAAAACGGTATTTACACTGTTTCAACAATCGGAGATGCAAGCACTCCATTTGTTCTTACGAGGGCTTCTGACTTCAACACGTCTGCTGAAATTGGTGCAGGTTCGTTTACTTATGTTGAGGAAGGCGTTGGTCACATTGGTAAGTCTTTCGTTCAGACAACTTCTAACCCGGTACTAGACACTACAGATTTAGTATTTAGTGTTTTCGGTGAAACCGCAATTGGTGCAAACTCAATTGCCAACTCCAAACTTCAACAGGTCACACAGGGGACAGTCAAAGGTCGTGCTGCAGGTGCCGGGACGGGGGATGTTTCCGACCTTTCAGCAGATCAGCTTATTGCTGTACTCAACACCGCAACAGCAGCCACTATAAATACGGCCAGGCTTGCACTGCAAACTCCTAATGAGTTAGTTGCTGCACTCAATTTGGCTACAAACGCAGTTGATGCTGGTACTTACTAACCAGGGGTAATTATTAGCTAAGCTTGATTCAGCTATTTCAGGTCTTTACCTGTATAGCGAGGCTTTTCGATGCCTATTAATTTTTCTTAGGTCGTGTCAACGACATTTATCCGAGGGCTATGGGATTACCAATTCAGAATCTAAGAAGTGGGACTTCTAACAAACGTCCAGATCCAGCTACTTTAGTTAACGGTCAGATCGCCCTTAATTATCATGAAGATGATCCGGGCATCTTTTTCAAGGACGATCAAGGCGCTCTAATTAAAGTATCGCCGACATTTGTTGGCACCACAGCGCCAAATGCAACCCCCGCTACTAACGGTCATGCAGGCAACTCAAAAGGTGAGACATGGCTCGATACAAGTACAACCCCACCTTCACTAAAGATCTTTGACGGTAGCTCATTCGTTGATAGTTTTGCCTTCGATGATATTGATCTTTCAGGAGTTTACAAGCAATCAATCGTTGCAGTGTCTGGTACGGACATAGATTGTTCTACTGGAAATTATTTCACAAAGACAATTAGTTCCAACACTACATTTACTTTTAGCAACGTCCCTACATCACGAGCTTACAGCTTTATCCTTGAGTTAACTCACACAAGTGGTACGGTCACTTGGCCTGCCTCTGTTGCATATCCAAATAGCACTACTCCTACGTTGACAACAGGTAAAACGCACCTTTTCATATTCATCACTGATGATGGTGGAACTCGTTTTCGTGGTGCAGGTTTAGTAGATTTTGTAAACTAATTAAAGATCATGGATCCTAATTCAAGATTATTGTTTTTTGGTGCAGAACCCGCTGACCCACCATTATTTACCTTCACCGTAGGAACATCTTTTACGTTTAGACCTCGTAGGTGGGGTAACTATGGGATGAGTAGTGGTGACTGGTTTACTAACTTCTTATCCTATGGAGTTCCTTGGGCATCGTTGCAAGGAACAGCTTTGTCATATGTAACTCACCCGCAAGAAAACGCTAGAAGCAATCCTGAACCTGGAGTGATTTGGGGTGTCGAAGGATTTCCTACAGGGGTATATGAATTTGAGCTTCGCGGCGGTGCTGGAGCTGACGCTGATCCGGGTTTTGGTGCTCCTGGTGGTCTAGGAGTTGGCAGAATTACTATTACTCCGTCTGATGTAATTTACTTTGCTGTTGGTCAGGGAGGTATCTACACTGGCGGCGCGGACAGAAACCAACATGGTGTTTGGTTTCCAAATCCCGGTGGGTGGAATGGTGGAGGAGATGCTGGAGCACAGGGTTCTAGTTCTATGTTCAGCGGCAGTGGCGGCGGTGGAACTGATATCAGGCTAAATGGCACTGACTTAAGTGACAGGATCATGGTTGTCGGTGGTGGTGGTGGATCTACTGATCAGAACTACAACACTGGCGGTTATGGGGGCGGTTTTAATCAAAACGGTCAAGCAGGTGGTTTCCAAGCTGGACCAAGTAGTTTATCTAATGCTGGACAAGGTGGAACTTTATCTGGAGGAGGTTCAGGAGCTAGAAAGGGAGGTACTCTTTATCAGTCCTACATGAATGGTGGGTTGTGGTTTGGTGGGAATGGATTTGACGAATCAAGCCCTGCCGTAAACAATGCAAACGCTGCTGGTGGTGGCGGTGGGGGATATTACGGTGGAGGAGGTGCTGTTGATGAAGGCCAGCCACAAGCCGGAGGTGCTGGTGGTGGATCGGGTTATGCGGACACAAGCATCGTTACCGTTATTAGCAGCTCAGGTGGTGGTGCAAATAATGGCCATCCTTCATGGACTAATGGAGCTAGCTCTGTGAATAGTAATGGAAAAACGTCATTCACTGATTTTGATGGTTCGACGTTTGACCCCGGTGACACCGCTTCTAATAACGCGAAGTACCTCAATTGGCGTAGTGGGGCTAGAAAAGATATTAACAGACGATACGGACAAAACGGATCTATTAAAATAACCAGAATTTCATAACAATTATCCTTGTTCCTTTTCTAAACAACAGCGGGATTTATCATGTTTGCCTTTATTAACGACGACAATCAAGTAACTCAGTGGCCTGTTACAGCGCAAGACATTCGAGCAGCGTATCCTGGTATTTCATTTCCTTCAAGTATTACCAGTGTAGAGCTTGATGGCCTAGATGTTGTGATTTATACGCCAGTACAGGAACCAGAGTTCAATCCACGTACTCAAAAACTTGTTGAACTTGCTCCCCACAATGTTGATGGTTTTTGGCAGCAGAACTGGTCTGTTGAAGATCTAACTGATAGTGAAGTTGCGCTGATTAATGAGATCAGAGCGAACACATTAAGACAAGAACGAAATAATCTTCTTCTTGCTTCTGACTGGACCCAACTATTAGACAGCACTGTTGATCAGCAAGCTTGGGCTGTTTACCGCCAGCAACTTCGCGATTTACCGCAGAGTGCAGGATTCCCATGGGAAGTGGAATGGCCCTATGCTCCAGATCACTACTTCAGCCCTGACAATCAATAAGTCAGTCTGTGTAATCAACAGAAGCAACCCCCCGCCATCTGGATCCACCGTCATCGGTCACAAAGATGAATAGGTGAGTTTTGCCAGTAGTAAGCGTGGGGGCTGTATCTGCGGGGAACTTAACAGCAGAGGGCCATGAGATCGTACCACTGTTGTGATCGATCTCTAGTGCAAAGCTGTATGCTCTACTTGAAGGCACATTGCTAAAAGTAAATGTGCTGTTACTGCTGATTTGCTTCGTGAAGTAGTTGCCAAGTGAGCAATCAATGTCAAGGGCGGAAACTGCAACCACATTGCCTGCGTAAGCGCCATTAAGGTCAAAATCTGTGTTGGAAGCTGCACTAGATTGTCCAACAGCTAAGACACCTGTTGTGGCAAGTGCTCCAGAAGTTGATAGTGCCGTTGAGCCACCAATAGTGCCACTTGTGATTGCAGCACCGCTGACTTTCCCAGCGGTAGAGATCGTGTTTAGTTTCGAGTCTGAAATACTTCCTGCAAGTTTAGATTCAGTAATGCTTCCAGCCAACATAGCGTTGGTTACTGACCCTGCTGCACCTGATGGTATGTTGTCAACAGTAATTGTCTGCGTACTGGTGATAATCTGATCTACTTTTACTGATCCGAAAGCCATTTAAAAAATCACCCAGGTTGCGTTTTGTGGTACTTCAACTGTCACGCCGTTAGCTACTTCGACAGGTCCGGCTGATACGCCATTGTAGCTAGCGGTCAGTGTGTAATTACTGCTAATTGTTTGCTGTGACTCTAGGATCACGCCTTGAGATGATCCTGAGCCACTGCCACCTGCGCCGATTTCTACAATCGATTCGGTTCCACTAACAGACTTCTTGATGAAGACCTTACCATCCGTTGTGTTGATCGCAAGTTCACCCAGCTCAAGTTGAGCTGTTGTTGGCGTTCTTCCTTGAACAGAAGAACGTATGTGTTTGATAGTGGAAGCCATAAGGTTTTATTAGATCTAGAAAGTACCGCCGTCAATTTCTACGTTGTCAATGGTATTCCCAGAGCCAGTAATAGCAAGGTTGCTTGCAACACGACTGCTGTTAATAACCTGAGTACCACCAATGCTTAAACCGCCGGTTGTGACATTGATGTTCTGGTTGAATGTCCAGGAATCGGTCGCATTTACCCAAACAATTGAGTAATCACTCGCACCCTTAAGTGTAATACCACCACCGTCAGCGGTTGTGTCGCTGGGGCTGGCTGTGTCACCCAGGAGGATGTTTTTATCCTCGACCTTCACCTCTGTTGTGGACAGCGATACCAGAGCACCATTCACAGTCAAATCGCCAGTGACTGTGACATCTCCACCGACCG